GGACTTGTTAATAATGACTAAATCGCCCAAAGCATTAACCAGAGTATCGCTATATTTAACGATTGCTAATATTGCTGGGATACTTTATTTAGGATTTGTTGATTGCCTTGATTTGGATAGGTTTAAAGACATTATACCTGAAGATTTGAAAGAATGTATTAGGTCTAAAAAGGATAGAATTGATTTAATCACTGGTGCTTCATTGAAAGTATTAAAAGAAAATATTGAAAACCTAAGCGATAAATACGCCAAGATTTACTATGAGGAAAAGATGGGTTGCTTTGTAAAAGATGTATTTAAAACAAGGGATACATTAAACTTAAAAAGTAGCGTAGAAGAGATTTACAAGAAAGGACAAGAAATAAAACTATAGACTGATATAATTTTTACCGCCATTAGCACCCAATTCACTATCGTTATAGTCATTCGCTATTTGAGACTGACTATTACTACTTGCTGGTAAATAATTAATAAAACCGCCACCAATAAGCATACCACTTCCTTCGTATGCTCTTCTTGCTGTAGTTCTTACTTGCCCTTTCGTCGTTCCACTACCCTCCATACCACTACCTTTCATACCGCTTTTATAAGTTGCTTTAGCATTAGCAGAAGTAATAACATCTCGGTAAGGCATATTATTATCTTTCGCATACTGCTTACAGAAAGAAATCCAAGGATTAACCATTTTACTATTAGGTGAGATAATATTTTCTACAGTTTCTTCTTCTTCTTCTTCTTCTAAACCTCTCCCAGACCTACGACGACCAGAACTACTATATCTACCAAAAATCTCTCTACTTCGCCTTTCGCTTTCCCTATTTATTTTCCTTTCCCAATCATCTTCACCAGCAAAGTCAAATGCCCTCCAATAAGGGTCTGGCGTCCATCTTAATATATTTGTTAGTAGTTTTCGGTCTGCTTGAGTATCACCTCCCTTCCACCCAGCAGTCATTCTACCAGCACTTTTATCTCTATAAATCATATCTTTTAATTTATCAATCTTCGCCTCCGCCTCCTTAGTAGGAAGATAATTTCCATACTTGTCTTTTTCTCCATCTCTTATAAGAAGACCAAATGTATTTTTTATATAAAAAAAAGCGTTTTCTGGAGTTTCTAAATTATAAGGCATATACCTCGCATATTCCTCCTTTACATTTTCCTCGGTAGGTTCTAATTTTGCTAATTCTTCTTTATCAAGTTCCCCTTCAAAGTATCCGTTCCAATGGTCTTTTTCCCAAGTATCAACATACCTTTTTATAGCATCTGCTTCAGTTTCTCCACTTCGCTCATCAAAATCTAAATCAATTACTTCTTCATAAGGTAAGTATGCCCTGTTTCCAATTCTTTTATATTGTCCTGGTTTGCCGTAATTCTGGTAAAAATCATTGACCGCCCATCTAAAAAAAGCACCTTCAGTATAAATAATTTTCTCTGGTCTATCATCTTCATTCCAACTAAGTATTCTCATATTCATATCATAAGGAGTTTCGTCATCATCATCATCGTCATCATCATCATCATCATCGTCGGCAGTAGCAGCAGCAGAGGAGGACGATTTTTTCTTTTTTGCTAATCTTTTTGCCCTTGCTTCTGCTATTCTTTTCGTTCTTTCGGTAGAAGGTTCAACACCATCATTCATAACATAAAGCAATCTAACACCAAACTCATAATCAAGTAAAGCATCTAAGAAAGAACCTACTTCATCACTGTCTCCGTATCCAATATTACCCCAACCCAGTCTCGCACTACTTTCTCTACCAAATAGAAGTCGCATAGGATTTCCTTTTAATTCTTTCTCATTAGCAAGTTTATTGTAATTCATTCTCATCGCCCAAGGGTATTTCCAACTTCCGTATGTTCCCAATGCGTAGGTGGTTCTTACAAGACCACCCAAACTTGAACTACTGTAATGTCTTGATTGTATATTAGAGTAATACTCATTATTAGTTGTAGAGCAAAATCGTCTTTGTATGTCTTCCATTGTAATCTTTTCTCTTCTACACTGTTTCGCTAATTTAACAAATATAGGGTCATCTTTAGTTAGAGGTCGTATATTATTTCCAAGTATTCTATTATATAAAAGTTCAGTAGAAACTTGAATAGTTCTTCTAAAGTCGGTTTGGGGGTCGCCTTCTTCCCTCATTCTTTCAAAGTAGTCCATAGATTTTCGCCCTTTAGGTTTAAATCTTTCGGTAGGCGGTTCTTTAGGTTGTAATGCTGGTCTTTTCCTAACACCTGCTTTCTCTGCTTCTTTTTCTTGTCGTTTTTCAAATGCTTTTCTTTCACTGGGTAGAAGGTCTCCTTCCTCCATATCTTCTTCGGCAACAAGGTCGGCAAATAGGTCTTCTGCTGGGTCTCCTTTTTTCTTAGTTTCTCTTGGCGGTGCTTTAACATCTTTTTTAACTTGTTTTACCACTGCTTTAGGTCTTCCTCTCTTTTTACAATTCTTAGGTAATTTACAAGGTCTCCCCCTTTCGGCATTACTAAAAGGTATTTCTGGTATGTTTTCAAAATCTTTTGCTCTAAACTCGTCGTCATATTTATCAATCAACTCATCATAACCTCTAATTAACGCTCTATCTGCTGGTGAAAAGTCCTTTAAAATAGGTTTATTAGCACCGCCTTCTCGTTGCGATAATTCTGGGACTGGTATTGCTCTTCTATCAACACCAATAACAAACTGACCTTTTCTTTTAGCAAGATTACGGATTTTTGTAATAGGATTTACTAACTTGTAATTATAACCAGTTTTTTTATTATTTGTAGCAATAGCAAATGGAGGCACTTGTAAATTGTATTCTGTTTCATAGGGTAAATTAACCGTTTCATCATTGCCTTCAATTATTCCAGTTCCTAACTTCAACTCTTTTAGTATCTGTTTTAGGTTTTCCTTTGTTCTTTTGAGTTTATCTTTTTTATCTTTATCCGTTTTATTTGCTTTCACTAAGGTCTTTTGATTTTCAATAGCAACACTAAGTTCTTTTTGCTTAGGGGTTTTCTTTTCTTCTAATCCTTCTAATAAACTTAATTGTTTTTTAGCATTTTCAAGGGTAGTATGCTTTGAATGTATTTTACCACTGATTTCATTATAAACCTTATAGGCATCTACTCCTCTTAGTTTTCTAATAGCGTAGGGCATTATATAATATATAACAATATATTATTTAACCATTTACCAATGTATTCGCTAAACTTCACTAACTAACTTATTATGAAGTTTTAGTATTGCTTCGTCTGTAGCGTCCGCTGGTGCTGATATAAAATAAACAAGGGAGTATCTATTACCACTGATAGGTCTATTAAAATGCTCTGATAATGCTCCATTAAATATAACTGGGTGTAGTTTAGTTTGATAGTCTGTATTACCAACGACTAATTCGCCTCCAGTAAAGTCTCCAAAAGATACAGAAAGCGATAGTCCAATGTTATTGCCGTCAATATGTTTTTTAGTTTTATAGTTATGATTTACTTGTATAGCAGTCCAAGGAATATATGACGGCACTATTTTTTTACCTAACAGCACTAATACTTTATATAGTTCGCTATTTTTTGAATTATTAGCAAAAGCACCAAATCCTAATCCTCTTCTTCTACCATAACCGAATACTTGACTTCTACCTTTTCCACTATTGACCCTATTTACATTCATAGCAATAGTAGTTTCGCTTATAATCGGTAATACTACATTGTTAATATAGTCCTTCTCGCTTTTAGATAGTTGCTTTCTTAAAACCCCAGTTGTATCTTTATCAATTATTCCTTCACCTTCTAATTCTTCTTGTCTTCCCCAAAGTATATTTCTTGCTAAGTTATTAGCAGAATACATATCGTCTTTCCAATCTCCTCTCATATTAGCAGTCCGTTTTAAATAATTATCTCTTCTAATAGGGTCTTGATGCTTTGTAAAGTCCTCATAATTTAATGCCCCAAAATGTATCCACTTGTTAGTATTAGGGTTAAATACCATAAACTTTTTACCTTTATTGGTAGATGGTTTAAATAATACATCTTTACCGAGATATTGAATTGCGTTTTCCTTGGCGATAGTAGGGTTAGACCACTGGGTTATTCCGCTTCCATACTCGGTGTCTGCGGAAACCCTATTTAATATATCTGGAGAATGTTCTTTCAATGGATTATAACTTTCTGCTTTGATTTCAGTAGTAGGCGTTTTTGTTGCTATACTTACTATATCTCGGTCGCTTCTAATATCAGTTTGATTACCAGAGTGTCTTTTAATTAGAGGGTGAGTTGCTTTATTTAAAGTTATAATTTCTTTAGATTTACTTCCCAATAACTCTGCTTGTAATCCGCCTTGAGAATGACCTATGGTTGAAACATTTTTAGCACCATATTTCTTCTCCGCTTTTTTCTGGACTGCTTCTGCTTCTTTATATCTATCGGTTTTTTTATACAAGTATTCACCTCCAAGAGCGAAAGCAAGATTATTACCCCAATCGGTAATACCTTCTGTCCCCCTATGGGCGACAACTGCTCTATCACCTTTGCTATATACTTTTGAGGTTTTGGTAGATAATTGCTTATCTATAGTCCAATCGCCTACTTTTGCTCTTCCATCATAGGAGGCATCTAATAAACCTTTGAGTTCATCTCTGGATAATTTACCACCCTCAATAAACGGCGGTAGGTTTTTATCACCTTTGATTACTTGTTTTAATGCTATTTGCTCCTTTAGGTTTTTAGGGTCTATTTCTTCAGCAGTTAAAGGCGTATCTTTATTTACTCGTTTTGTAGGGCGAAATACTGGATAGTCTTTACCGCCAACATCTTTCCAATCTTCTTTAAACCAAGCAGTAAGACCACCTTTAGGTTTTTCACCGCCATATTGACCGCCTAATTCTTTATACTTTTTTACTAATTGACCGCTACGATATGCTGAATGCTTAGGATACTGATTATATACTATCTGTTTTGCTTTATCATATAACTTAGGGTTTAAAATCATACCTCCATTAAAATTGAGAATAGACATCTATAATATACATAGACATAATAATACAACCCCACCTACCAATAAACACCCTAAAATAAAACCAATAATAACACCTTGTCTATCAACGATTTCTTTTATTTCCTTATTGGGTTTCAATAATTCCTCGTATAAAGACTTATGGAAGTCCTCTGGTTGTAGCGATTTCATCATCTCCTTTATATAAGCGACTATTATTTTCTAAATCTTTTAACTGGTGTAATTCCATACCAAAATCTATTTTTGAAGAAGTAGGAGTAGATGTATATTTCATACTCTCATCTATGGGTGCTAATGCGTCCTTCATACGCTTTGATTTTGTAAGATTAGCATTTTCTACTAATTTAATATATTCATTATAGGTCTCATCTAAAAACAATCTTCCCTTTTCTACTCTATGCTCTACCTGTAGGTTCAATACTTTATAAATAGAATACGCCAATAGTAAGAAGTTTCTGGACGCTATGAGTTCTTGCTCCATATTCTTTTGAATACCCAAATAGAGTTCAATGGACGCTAATATAGCAGAAACTAAACTCAATAGGCAAGTCAGTAGCGAAATATCACCTTGCTTCATATAAGGGGTCATTCCAACGGACGCTATGCTCGTTATACTTGATAATACAATAAGAGGCAATTTGAAATACTTAAGATGCCCTTTGTAATGATAATACCTATCCTTATGGTAGGTTGATAATATTATAGAGTTTAATCGTATATTCTCTAATATTTTTTCTATATCTTCACTCCATTCCATTTACTATTACTTGAGATTTTAATGGTTTTGTCCTAATCTTTCCAGAGGCAGTATAACCATACGGAGCAATTTCTTCTAAAACACCTATTTCTACTAATCCTTCGTATATCTCTTTTTGCTCTTTTTGCTCTTCTTCTAAAATCTTTTCATTAGTAGTTAGGTCTATTACTTGCCCTATAGGTTGATGATGAATATTACCCTTGTAATTCTTGTTAAATATGGTAGATTTAGTTGTTGTCCTTCCAATCATTATATATTCTTTTGAGAAAAGAATAACAAAAACTTACCAATTAGATTGAAACTCGGCATAATAGGGCATACCACCAGCAGTCCAACCCAGTAGATACTTATTGCGTTGAGCGAACCTTGCTTTTGCTCCATTTTGCGTCCCAGTCATCATTCTAAATGAAAGACTATTATTAACAAGCGACCAACTTTTTCCATAAGTAAAAGACTGATAAGCAGAAGCACCAGTAAAAATAACCATCATTAAACCATCATCGCTCATACAGCAATTCGTAATATTACTCAATGGTGTCCCAAAACTATTCCAAGTAATTCCAAAGTCAAAAGATATATAACTATCGTTTGCTGCCCCAATATTGAAATTAGGAACAGCAAGAAGATATTGTCCGTTTGCCGACATACAGACATTACACCAATCATTAGGAATTGAAGTTAAAGCGAAAGATGCTCCAAAGTCATTACTCATTCGTATCCCTGACGACTGGTCTAAAGCAACCATATACTTACCACCAGCAGATACGGCAACACTCGTAAAAACACCAACGCTACTATTTTCATTCCAACTTGCTCCGTAGTCATTGCTTACATAAAGTCCCTTTGTCCCACTAATACTACCTACTATTTGATATTGTCCGTTTAATGATAAGGCACTATCCCACCAAAAATCACTGGGAATAGTTGTAGGATTTACACCCAAATCCTTCGCCCATAAAAAAACCTGACTGGAGTTTGCCCCTAATCCATCATTACAAACAAGAGCATATTGTCCGTCTCCGCTCAATTGAACGCTATTAAAATTAGAAACTGCTGGAGTAGAATAGGCGTTTGCTCCAGATGGCGAAACTACTGCTGGTTTTTGAGGTTCGCTCCACCATACAAAATCAGTAGGAGTAGAATATGCGAATGTATTGTTTATTACCGAACAAGCGAAAGATACTTGCGCTGGGTTAGTGGTTAATGCTGGGTTAAAAGTAGCAAATTGTAAGTCAAATGAATAAGGTGTCCTTCCATATAGTAGCGACGATTGTAGAGGATTAGCAACACCAGCACCCAAAATTATATTATAATAGTATGCTATTAATGCTGTCGTCCAAGAAGTATTCGCAATAGTAGTATCGTTTGAAAATTGAGGTATGCTATAAGTAGCATTAGAAGAAATAGTGAATTGATTTTGATTAGTCCAAATATTAGCACTCGCCAATAGGTTTGTAATAGCAGATTGAACCCAAGCAGTAGTAGGTATTGTAGTTGAACTATCGGTTGATGCTGGAATAACACCAGAAGAAGTAGGTAAAGAAGCATTAGCAAAATCATTTGTCCCAGTCCAAGTATTATTTCCAGTTAATAAATTAGTTGTTGAACCGCTAATAGCAGATTGAACCCAAGCAGTCGTAGGCATTTTTGTAGAACTATCATTTGCTAATGGTAGAACACCAGCAGAAGTAGGTAAGGCGGCATTATTAAAAGTAGCAGAACCTAAAACTTGAATATTTTGTAATGTTTCGCTTCCTTGAGCGGTAGGAAATCGTAAATAATTAGCATTAAGATAAGCAATATCAATGGTAGGGTCTGCTCCTTGACCGAAAGCATCATTGTTGAATACTGGAGGCGTATTAGGATTAGGAGGATTTGATGACGACATATATACATTACTTTAGATAATTTTTAAAATATTATACTTCTAAATAGAACTAAGTATATAATGTCGCATTAACTAAATATTGAGATAGAGTATTAGCAGAGTATATATCCAACCCTACCCATTGATTACCATTTGAAGTAGATATACTATAATTATTCGCTTTAAAAGTAGTAGCGGTAGAAGGCGACCAATTGAAACCAAGTTGCCCTCGTAGTAAAATATGATATTTACCACCTATTCTCCCATTAGTAAGAATAAGAGAACTTATACTTGCCGCTGGAAGACTACCCAACTCAAAATATCCTGTTGATTGAGAAGCAAAGTCAATAGTAAGAGCACCTGTAGTAGTGTTATACGAAATAGTCCCACTTGTAGTAGGCATTTGTATTTGAGTGCTTATTATGACGGAACCAGTAGAGGATGTAATACTATTACTTCCCATATCCAAGTTTTTTAAACAATTTACCTCATTTTGATTTCCGTTTAATTGTAAGAAATTAGCAAAAGCACCATTAACGAAACAACCCATCTCAATAGAGGCATCTTCCACCCCACCAGTAAAATCTCTAATGGTATGAGTAATTCTTGTATATTCTTGTTTATTTAAGAAACTATCTTCGCCATATACGGATTGTTGAAATAGGACATCACCATTAGTAGGGGCAACACCTTTATCTTTAAAAACTTCCAAAGCAACAGAACTACTATCAGCATTAGTATTAGTAAGGGATAATATGGGATTAGCAGAACCGCCAGTAGTGCTTGATGTTAATTTAAGTTGAGTATCCTTCACTTGTAATGGAGTAGCGTCTAATGTTTCCATTACAAAAGGTAGAGTATCACCAACCCAAGCAATACCAAAATGAGTTCCTCCAGTTCCATCTTCGGCACTCGTATTTATTACTCTCGTAGGAGCACTATCGGCATTTTGAATAGAAATTGTATCATTGACCGCTAAAACTGTAGCATTTAATCCATTAGGAGCAACAGCAGATAAATATGCTATTTTATTAGATAAAGTATTCCAACTTGTAGTAGTAATAGTTGTCCCACTATCATAAGATATTCCAACAGAGTTCATAGTTATTCCATTAGGAGTAGTCAATACATCTTCTAAAATAGAAATGCCGTTCGCTCCAGCACCATAGGTATTATCACCAGCATTTAAAGTAGCAATCATAGGAGAGTTCATAAGGGTTTCTGGTTGTATAGACATTATATATTATACATTTATAAAATAAATTAGATTTCTAAATGATTAAGTTTTGATTATATATCTCATTAAATAATTAGGAACATTTCCAGTAATAGCAGTAGGAGTAGCAGTTCCAATAGTAGTATTAAAAGCACTAACTAAATTAGTTCCACTACGAAGAGTATTAGCAGTTGTAACTGCCGTCCAAACATTAACACTTCCGTCGCCTGACGCTTGACCCTTATAATACGACCAACTACCAATACCTCCATTAGTATTAAAAGCAACAAACGGATTACCACTACTACCCAAATCGGTAGATGTTATTGTTGCCGCTTGTATATTATTATTACTAATGGTAAAAAGACCACTTTCAGTAGCGCCGACGGATTGAGTAGCACCCTTTATAAAATTATTTACCAAGTTAGGAACATTAAAAAAAGCACCAGTTCCACCATAGGTATATCCTAATAAAGCAAATAACGCTGGGTAAGTAGTTGTAGAATATTGAGTGCTGTCGCATAGTAAATACCCAGTAGGAACTGAATTACCAGCATAAGCAATAATAGTCCCAGTTAAAACGCTTGAAACGCCTCCAGTAATAGCAGATTGAACCCAAGCGGTAGTAGGTATTTTTGTTGAACTATCTGTAGATGCTGGTATAGTTCCAGCAGAAGTAGGCAAGGCAGTATTGTTAAAAGAAGCAGAACCTAAAACTTGAATATTTTGTAATGTTTCGCTTCCTTGAGCGGTAGGAAATCGTAAGTAATTAGCGTTTAAGTATGCTGTATCAATGGTAGGGTTTGCTCCTTCACTGAAAGCATCATTATTAAACACTGGTGGTGTATTAGGATTAGGCGGATTTGAAGACGACATATATATTTAGGTTTAGATAATTTTTAAAATATTATATCTATTATATATAACGATGCCTAAAAGTAATAAACCTACTGGTGAATTAATAAACTGGTATGAGAAAATACCTAAGAAGTTTCTATTAGACCAGCATAATCCTCATTACGACATACATCATATTAAACTACCCTTTAGAATGCTTATCACTGGAGCGTCTGGTAGTGGTAAGACCCAAACATTATTGTCTATCATTTACAATATGCCGAATACATTTGAGAACATATTTATTACAACTAAAAATAAAGATGAACCTCTCTACAATTATATTGACGACAAATATGGTAAGAAAGGCGTTAAAATTACTGAAATTGATAAAGATGGATTACCAGATTTAGACAAGTTAGATAAGACCCAACAGAACCTAATAATCTTTGATGATTTAGTAGGTGAGAAAAACCAAAAACCTATGGAGCAATATTTCTTAAGAGCAAGAAAGAAAAACGCCTCTATGATTTATATTACCCAGTCCTATTATGCTGTCCCTAAAATGATTAGAAATAATTTGTCCTATTTAATAGTAAAACAGATTGCTTCAATGAAAAACCTAACAATGATAGGCAGAGAATACGATTTAGGTATTGATAAGAAGGAACTGATTGATATGTATAAATACGCCACCAAAGAGAAGAGTGATTTTTTATTGATTGACCTTGAGGGCGAACCAAATGAGAGGTTTAGAAAGAACCTAAATGAAGTATTTGATATAGGAGAAGATAGTGAAGATGAGTAAATTATTTTTAAAATAATAGTATTTTTATAAAAATAATATCCAAGTAGTATATATAAAATGGCGAATATGTTATTACGGAACTTTAGAAATCCCAGTGATTACGAAAAGGCGAAGATGACCCAAGACCAACTATTAGCAGTTGCTATTAGTAATGACGCTAATACAGCAAGAGCAAGAAAAGCATACAAGTTAGGTCAAGTCCCAGTCCCTACTGAAATGGAAAGTGCCGACAATGATGAACTAATGATGGATAAGAGTAAAGTTTATAATGAAGCATTAAGTAATGTTAAATCTTTAGGTTTTAAAGGAACTCAAGCGTCCAGTATTGTCGCCCAAATGGACGATGATGATACTATGTTTAAAATGAACCAGACCTTTCCAGCAATCTATAAAGATATTACCAGTAGGTTTGATAAGAGATTACTTACTCCAGAGTTTTTTCTTAACTATTTAACTCAATACCTAAATAATTTAGACGCTTCTAAAGGTCTCACCGCTAATATGTTAGGACCAGCATACAATCAATTCGTAGATACTGGTGCTGATTTAAGACGATTAATGCCTTCTCAAGATGATATTAGAGCGTTAATTGATGATGTTGCTGGAAGAGCATTTACAGAAGGACAAAGACGATATTTAATCCCCATTATTGAAAGGTTAAATGATTTAGAAAACTCATTACCCAATGATGAGGAATATGATGTATTTGAAAGTATGTCGCAAAATAATTCTGCTGAAGCATATCGTATCGCCCAGCAAATACAAAATGAAACGAGGTCATTACCTACAAGAGAAGATTTTGTTGAGTTGATGAGTGAAATACAGAGTGGAAAACTACCCAATGAAGAAATAGTAAGAAAGTTAAATGAGTTTGTTGCTGGTGTATCCGCAAAAGATACTGATGCCCTAAATAATATATTAACCATTCTTACTCCGCAAGAACAACCGCAAATGTATAGTAAAGAGGTTTCATCTCCTATAGGGCGTTTAGGAAGTTTAGGTAGAACTATATTTAGACTTACCGAAGATGGTCCTATGGAAATTACGAGTGCCTATGTTAAAGATATGAAAAAATCACCATCGGTTAAAAGATTGAGTGGTGGTATTGATTTTGTAAATCTGGGTGTAAGAGGTATTTATTCTTACTTTGCCGACGCAGAGGATTTATTAACTATGAAACAACCAGCGTCATCTGCTACTCAATCGTCAATGATTAATGCTCCATCATCTCAAGGTGGAATATCCTTTAGTATAGAAGAACGAGCAGACCAGAGTAAAGGTAATGTTGCTGCCGATTTAGAAGAAGAAGAAAATGTAAATGCTGGTGCTACTGGTAATAAAGAGGGTCTTGGTGTTAGAAAGACAAAAATGAAAGTAATTAAAATAGGAAAAGGCATTGCCGTAGAGCAACAACCTAAATACAGAGAGTTAGGTAAATATGCTATTCATTACGGACAACTTGTTAATAATGATATTCTCAATGTTAAGTATAAAAGTTTAGGGGGAATACCTCAATTTAAACCAGTGGCGATTAGTGATGTCTTTAAGGATTTCCTAATTGACCTACTGGATACTGGAAAAGTAAATAACCGAACATACGAACAAGTGCCTATGGAAGAGCGAAAATTGTTTGAGCGTATTGCTACTGGTGCTGGTATTATTCATAACCTAAAAATCAAGAAGACCATTACTAATCAAGATGCCGAAGATAATAAACGATTTGAATTACTTAAGGGAGAATACCTCGCTGGTAATAACTCTAACGCCGTATTGAAAGAGTTGAGACGATTTGTTATTAAGTTTATGAATGAAGGTAAAATTACGAAAAACTCTGGAATGACCTTATTGATGGAATTAGCAGTTTAGGCAAACTTTTAAATAATTTTATCTGTTTCTATTATAAATGAGAAACTTTATTTTGAACTCCTCTAACATAGTGCCGAATACGAATAACTCTAAATTGGTATATCAGTTTAGCGGTGGTGGTATTACCATTAAGAAGGGACAAAAAGTCGCATTAGCATCAGTCCAGATGTATTATTCAACCTTCAATATTACTGCCGCTCAAGGTAATAATGTATTTAATTATATTTGGTTTGATGGAACTACTAATGTAATTACAATTCCAGATGGTTTTTATGACGCAGATGGTCTCAATAATTATTTACGATTTGAAATGTTGGCGAATAAACATTATCTTACTACCATTACTTCTGGTGAAATTGTATATTTTTTAGCAATATCTACAAACGCCACTTTCTACTCTATTCAGTTGGATTGTTTTATAATGAATACTACTTTGTTTCCAGCGGCGACCTATGCTCTTCCAGCAGGAGCAACTTGGGTAGTCCCTACTGGTGCTGCTTCACCTTGTCCTATGTTTCAAATACTTAACAATGCTTTTAAAGAAATAATCGGTTTTGCTGTAGGTTTTTATCCTCAAGGTAATCCTCAACCTCCTAATACTCC